TATTCTCCTAATTTTTAAGTTTCATCGCCAAGGACTTTATAGACACCTTTGCTATCAATTACTGTCGCACCAGCTGTCAACATCGCCAAAGCAAGGTAAGAAGCTTTGTCAGTTGAGTAGTCGATACGAGTAGTAATATCCATTCCGATGCCTAAGCCAATAGCGCGTTTGTGCCATGCGAGGTTAGTACGCACATCACCTGTCGCAGTCGGCAATCCACCTTCAGTACGGTCGTCGATCACTTTGATCTTAAAACCGTAGAAGTTTGGAAGGTCGCCACGTTCATACGCCATATAATTGGTGTAATCAGTTGAAGTGGTTTCCGCGTCAGCCAAGAGATTCTCTTTACCGATTGCAGAAATAACCAAGTAACGCTCACCGTCATTCGGGACACCGTTAGCGTCCATCAAACGGCCTACGCGCCGCACTTTCTCAACGTTCAAGCCAGAGTCAGTACCACCAACGGAAGTAGCGACAGAGGTTGAACTTGCGCCAGCTACAGCTGCATCCAAGATGATCTGATCGAGTTTACGACCTAGCGCCATAGCGATAGTTGTCGCAATCTCTTTCCGTTCATCAAAGTTGAACTTAGTAGCGTCAGCGATTGAGATGTAGTCACCTGCATCAAACGTTAAGAGTGTTGCAGATGGTTGAGTGTAATCGACACCGATAGGAACGATATCAGCAGATGGAATATGCGGTTGAGCAATACCAGCAAGAACCTTACGGAACTTTACTGTATCACCAATAACGCCGGACTTGGTATAAACCGTGTCGCGGAGCTTGCCGATCCCTTGATATTGTTTCTTAACTTCAGCGTCGAAAAGTGTTTGAAACACTGTTGAAATATTTACAGACATTTCTCTTTTCCTATGTTTTGAGTTGTTAAGTCGCACTCAATAGGCCGGAGAGTCCGGGTTGTAGCACTTGGTAAGAACGTCTTACCCTTGCGCTAGGTCTTTCCCTAATGTCTGTGGGTATGAGGCCACGTTTTAATTATGCCGCCTCACCGATTGCTTTTGCAACCCTTCTTTCAACATCCTGACGATAAGCCGGATCAGAATCATATCTTGGATCATTCACCCAGCTTTGAATCTCTAACTTAGAAGGAGCCGCGGAGTTAATCGTTGTTGAGGTTGGGATACGCTGCTCACCTAGCATTTCCCGCAGTTTAGTAAATGTCCTCACCTGTTCTGCTGTTTGTACCATACCTGAAATAGAAGCGATATCCTCTTTTGAGAATAAGCCTTGTTTATACTGCGCGACAACCCAGTCAGTGTTTGCTTTGATTTCCAACTCACCGTCCTTACCTAGTTTGGATATTTCAGCAGTTTGATGAGCTTTGATATCTTCTTCCGTAGGAGCCGCTGCTTCAGGACTATCAAGCATCCCGCCTTCTTTGGCCTTGGCTAAGAAGTTACCTACAAACGCATCAAACTTATCTTGAGACAGACCTGCTTCGAATGCTACCTGCTTGGCCAGCATCAAGCCCTTGTCATCTTCGGGAACGAGTTTAGAGATTTCTTCATCGAACTTGATCTTGTAATCCTCAGCTTTCTGCGGCACGTTCTGCTCACCTTTGGCGAGTTTAGTCCTTAAATCCTTGGCAATCTTGTCGCTCTTTTGGAAGGACTCCCAGAGTTTATCGGCGTTATAAGTGCCTGTTTCCAAGTTCCATAAATCTTCAGGCACTCCTTCGGGACGGGCGGCCATTGGCTCGGCCTTCTTAACTCCCTCAAGCATTGGTGTATCTTCGCCTTCAGTTTTTTCTTCGGGCGCTTCGATATTCATTAATCCTTCACTCATTGTTTCTTCCTTTTTCTATGCGGTTAAGTATTTCCCGAACTAGATTGTTCTGACCCTCGCGCCAGATGCCGATATTCACTTCCTGTCCGGGCAGAAAGGACGGCTTGTCGAGCGTGTTGGTTTTTAAGTATTCCAATACACGCTTCCCAGAATCAGAGCTGAAACATTGAGTAAACCACGCATTTAACTGCTTGGCTTTTATTTCAGCTTCTTCCAGTTTCTCTTCATTAGGCGTAAAGTCGCCCTCTATATCCCATGTCATTGTTGCGGTTGTTGCGCGGCAGCTTGGCTTGCGGCAAGCTGAGCCGCTTGTTGAGTTAACTCTTCTCTCTCTTCTTTGTTGCGGATCAGGATAGCAGGGACTCCCAGCTTATTACCGATATATTCCGGCACATCCTCAACTTTGTAACCTAACTGCATGATCTGACCCGAAGGATCAAGTTGCATAATCATACCCATTGCCTGAGTTATTGACTGCACATCTTCCAAGTTTTGTTGTTTGGCAATCGGGGATAATACTTGCAATTTAGTCAGGAACGTATCAATCTTGGCGTATTCTTTCGGTAGAGCAATCCTGCCTTTACGGATAAGAATAGCTATAATCCTTCTCATAGTCGGCTGCACGAACTCAAACATCAGCCTGCCATATGCCGCGCCGGTATCAACCATCCCCGCCTTGATCCTCTCTGCAATCTCCGTCGCCGAACGTACCGGGCCAGCGGTAGGCGGCAACTGGTTATTCATGGTCAGTTTCATGATGTCTTGTTTCAGTGTCTCGATCTCGAACTGAGCTATGTCGAAATTACCAGCTTGCGGTAAAGGGGCAATAGATGGTCCATTAGGGCCGGAGTTTCTCTCGACAGGTATAAACCCGCCCGGAGAGATTTTAAGCGTCCCTGCGTTGATTACGCCCGAATCAGCCACGGTATAAACCCCGATGGCATTAAGCTGGAATGACCTTAGAGAATATTCACGGACTTTGTTAAGTGTGTTGATGTCCGGCAGGGCTTGCAGTAAAGGCCCACGTCCATAAACTTCCCCGGCAATCTTTGACCAGCGTACAATCACCCACGGATTTTCTTCGTATTGGCGGGCAACAATCTTATCGTCATGCTTCTCACTGAATACGCAATAAAGCCATTTCTTCTTTTCGTAATCGTAGTAAGTGCATTCAATCAATTCGATAATAGCTTCAGGTGATTCTTGGGCCTGTGTCACTATATCGCTTGGAATCTTAGCGTCTTTCCATTGCTCTTTAATCAGCCTTGCCTGTATTTTATGCTTTCTCCATACACCATCAACCGAACCGCTCGGCCCTTCTTCTAAGGCGAGATGGGCGATAGGCACGGTAATGAAGTCGATAGGCTTTTCTTCAGTCGCGCCTTCCATGATAAGCATCGCGCCAGTTCCAGCGGCGAGATCATAATACATCTCACTGGTTGCCACGTTAAAGGATGAGGTGTTGATAATATCAAACACAATCTCGGTTATTGAATCCAGCGCCTCATTCAGTGCGTCACGGCCCTCTTCGGGGATTAGTGAGCCTGCTTTTAACTCCGCCCATTTAACAAATGCCGGGGTTAAAGTGGACTGCATGTTGTTAACGAACCCATTAGCAGCAGCAATACCGACGGAGGTATAGACGTTCTCCATCTTCTTTGAGCCGGGGGAGGTTTCAGTCAGCAAGTTGCGCTGCGGCATACAGATACGGTACACGCTTTCATAAAGAGTACGGAACATCTCCTTATCAGCGAAAGCCTTGGTCGAGCGTGTTTTGAGTTTGGATAGTTCCATTTAACCTATCGTGGTTTTTAAGCCGGATGAATTGTTAAGCTGCTCAAAGAACAACCCTTTATGCGCCGACTTGCTCGTTGGATGCTTAATCGTTTCCAGCGCCATTTTAGGCTGAGTGATTAAATCACTTTTGAGTTTCTTCATCGGATTTTGAATAATGTTTCCCATATCTACCCCAATGTATCTTTAAGAACGCCTGACTCTAGGCCGGTAAGCAATGAGCGCGAGCCGCTATTTCTACCAAGTTGAGCTTTCTTCTTTGAGTTTGATGCTGCTTGCAGGCGTTCGTTTTCTGCTTTTTGTTCAGCTAATTGCTTTTCCTGCGCTGCTGTATCTGGTTTAGGTGGCTTGCCGCCGAACATACTACCCATTTAAATCCTCATGAATTATAACTGATTTGGCTTTCAACTTATTGTAAAGTTGCCGGGGTGTGAATTGCAACCCTTTAATATTCAGTACCGCCTTTGTCATGCCGACACAGTTCCAGCCCCAGCGGTAAGCCGGGTAATAATGGTAAGCTTGCCGGGCTTTTACTTTCAAGATAGCTGTAACATCAGCTTTAACCATGTCGCAGATAAAACTATGGATACTCTGGTCAACCACGTTAATCGCTGCGTAGCGTGTCCCCATGTTGATTATCACGGTCTTGTCGTCATGCTCGTAAACACAGAACACATGCGCGAAATCCTTGTTGATGATATGATTCCACCAAAACGCCTGTTGGTTTGCTCTCTCAAATATAACGTAATAGTTCCTAATAAACATTCCAATCCTGTACGCTTTGAATGAATTGAGCGGGTTTAGTCTTGTCCTTAAAACCTACGGCGAAATATCTAAATGCGTCAGCGTAATCAGATGACCAATCATGCAACGGTGAGGTTTTGAATACTTGCCGCCTTTCGTCCCATTCCTTGCGGTAATGCCTCAATGCCTCTAATCCTTCCCGGCACTTCTCACGGTCAAAGTAACAGCGTGAAAGAATACCTCTAACCGCCCCGATGCCGTCATGGACGCCCAAGTTAGGCACGGTTTTAAAGTTAATGCCGAGTGATTTAGCAACCTCCAATCTTGATTTACCCGTTCCTATTTCCCTTACTGCGATATCATGCGGTGCGTTATGGCTTTCATAAGTGTAACCTCTCTGGTTGAGGATATTAGCGTAATGCGTCAACCCTTCGCCGGAATTAGCGTAGCAGTCGATGATGCGTATTTCCCTGCCTACAGCTTGGGTAAACCAAATTACCATGCTGTCAGACATGCCTAAGTCCCACCACGTTGAAACGCCAAGCATAGCGTCATAAGGAACTGAGGTGATCCTGTTTTGACTCTCGGCCTTGTCGATCTGGTCTGAGTAGTACGATCCACGAATAGCCGCTGACCACGAGCATTCAAACTCTTGTTGGTATTCGTCCTCCGACATTTCCTTTCTGGCAGACTCTAATTCTGATTTATCAAGCAATCCGGTTTCGCTGGCTTTATAAACATGCAGGCTCCAGTCAGCTTCGACCTTTGCCCGTTCAGCTAGTTCATAGAGCATGTTCTTGCCTTGTGGTGTACCGATAAACCATGCCCAGCCTTTCCGGTCTGTGAGTGTCGGGCGGATTACTGATGTCCATACGCTAGGGCGCATCATTGCCACCTCATCCAAAACAACACCATCCAAGTATGTTCCGCGTAATGAATCAGGATTATCAGCGCCGAATAACTGTATCCTTGCCCGGTTAGGGAAATCAATTCTTAACTCCGCCTCATTAGCCTTACAGCCTTTAACCACGCGGGTGAAATCCTTGAGGTAATCCCATGCTATTGCTTTCGCTTGTTTGTATGTCGGAGCGATATAAGCGAATCTTGGATTGTCCTTCTCGCATGTCAGGGCAGCTTTAATCAATTCATTCACCGCTGATACTGTTTTCCCCATCCGCCTATGGCAGACAGCCACCTTGAACCTTGCGGGGTCGTTATGGATTGCCAGTTGCGGCCCACGGGGTTTATAGGGGATTTCAACTATCATAAAGCTTTAAGGACTTGCGCAACATCATCTAGGTTTAAGGTTTCAAAGGCGTTTAAAACTTCCTTTCCATCCAAGCCTGCATAATAACAGATGCGGTGGAAGTGGGGGCTTTGCAGGAAGTTCTCTGCTTCGTCCTTGATGAATCGCTTGTTGCTGGTTTTATATATACTACTCATACCGCGGGCGTCTATCAATGCTTGTAGCAAGGTTGTCCGCCATAGCTTTTGTTCCGGTTCAAGGTTGGAGGAGCGCACCAAGTGCAATAACTTGATGCTGCAATCTTTCAACCTTGCCATCCATAGGTTATGCGTTGACCGCCTGATGTATGATCTACTTCTTGC